AAAGGCGGTTTGTTTTTTTCCTGAGACGCGTTTTTGGACCGTGCCGCCCTTTGTGGGAGGGGCGGCACAACTCACATACCAAAGGATTTGCAACTATGCTCGTGTTAAGCCGCAAACGAAATCAAGTGACCTACATCGACGTGCCGCCGTCCACGGTCACGCAGCGAATTGCGATCGTCGTGGCGGAAATGGACCGCGAAAAGGTGCGGTTGGCGTTCGACGCACCGACCAGCGTGAAGATCAACCGCAAGGAAGTGCAGGACGAGATCGACGCGCGGGCCAAAGCTGCGGGGGTGACGCCGTGAAGACCAAACGCCCGCGCGGACGCCGCCGGTTCAACGTCGGGAAGAGCGACCACCCGCCCTCGATTAAATCGACGCAAACTCTGGAGGAGTTTTTCTTCCGCATGACGATGGGAAACCAGTGCAAGAGCGTGATAGCACACCCGAAAAAGACGAGGTGAGGCAAGTGACCGCACCCGACTACGACGCGGAAGCCGCAAGACTCTGGTTAGGAACCGATCTTACTGGCCCCGTGCCGGCCTGGAAGACGATGCGTGCCGCCATAGCCGCCGCCCTCCGTCTCGCTCATGCCGCGGGCCGGGCGGAACGGCAGCGGGCGGACGCGGAGATTGTGCGGACGGCGGCGAATGCGGATGTCGCTTACGCTTGCTGTATCGACCTGACCCACGCCATCAAAGAACAAATTGAGGCCACCCCATGACCCAGCCCCGCAAATCCGCCGTTCGCGTGACCGTCGTGCCGCCCGCGGACGGGTGCGCGCCGACCGTGGTGCTGACTGTGACCCGCGACGGCAAGGTGATCGACGAATGCACCTATGCCTATGCCGTCGTCCCGTGTGAGTTCGCGGGAGCCGTGGCCGTGCGATGGACGCGGTTGGACCTGGACCGCCCTGAGACGTACCACACGCTTTTTGAGTACCCCGGCGGCAGTCAGTGTGATTGCGTGGCCGGGTGCGCCGGTCGCGTTTTTTGCAAGCATTGCGAAGCCTACCGCGTGCTTGCGGCCCGCCGTCTTTTACCCTGCCCGATGCCCGAACCTCGCCCGCAACCGATTGGAGTGTGACCCTATGGCGACGCAAGCCCCGAACCGACCACGCCCGCAGAATGGGCAACCGACCACGACCCACGCGCCGCAGCGAAGCGACGCGGAAAGCCTCTTGGAACAGGTGTTGGCGCGAACGCCCGCAAAGGCCAGTGACAATCCGAACGTCCGGCTCGTGGATGACACGCTGGAAATGATGGCCCCGCACATCGAAAAGCTCGTGCCGCCGAAGATGCGCGGGCAGGGCGCGTGGTTGTGTGCCGTGGCCGCGCAGCACTTCCGCAACAACCCGAATCTCCGCGACTGCCCGCCGGTCGATTTCTGCCGAGCCGTGGGGCAAGCCGCGCAAATGGGACTCGCGATTGACGGCCAGCTTTGCTACTGCGTGAAGTTCAAGAGCGTGTACCAAGCTCTCCCCGACTGGAAAGGGCTTGTTGCGGTCGCACGGTCCGCGCGACTCATCAAGGATTGCCAGCCGTTCGTTGTGAAAGAGAACGACAGATTTTCCTACGTCGCGGGCGAAAAGCCGCTGCACGAATACCCGCCGGGCAACTCGTCTCGCGGCAAGGTCATCGGGGCTTACGCGCTCGTGACGCTGCCCGACGGCACGGTTCGCACGGAATACATGGACCTGGAAGAACTGAACAAAATCAAGGACTTCGCCCCGTCGAAGAATGGGCCGTGGGGCGGACCGTTCGCGGACGAGATGTACAAAAAATGCCCCGTCCGTCGCGCGATGAAGTCGTTCAAATCCGACCCCACCATCCAGCGGGCGCTGGACGCCGAGGAGATCGGCGCGGCCCTGGACGCGACCGAAGCCATCGAACGCGCCGGCAACCCCGACCCGCCGCACTTCACCGACGAGGGGCAGCCGCCGACCGCATTGGAGATCCTGCAAGCCAATTTTGAGGCGGCGAAAGACGTTTGCAAGGAGCGGAAGTTACTGAGCGCCGCCGCGTTCACGAAGCTGATGGATGCGCTGAAGCTGCCGGACCAGAACAAATGGACCGCGGACCACTACAAGACGGCGGGTATCGCGCTCCAAACGATTATCGACGGGGCGGCCGACGCGGAACCGGAGCGGATGCCGGGGCAGGACGGTTGATCCACGACGGGGCGGCCGGGGCGAACCTCCCGACGGTCGCACTGTAGGGCCGCTATTTGCCGTGGCGGGTGGGATGGAACGGCTTTTTCTGACGAGGTATCGCGATGACCGACCTCTTCGCCGAATTCGACACGACCCCGTGCTGGTCCGCCGACGGCACGCCCCTCGCCCGCCCGTCGCACCCGCAGACCTCGCACGACGCCGCCGACGAGTTCCGCGACTGCGGCCAGCACGCGGCGGACATGGCGGCGGCACTCGCGGCCGTGAAGCGACACCCCGGCTGCACGGCCGCCGAGATCGAGGCACGCGAAGGCACGCGCGACGGCAAGATTCGCAAGCGGCTGGCGGCGCTGGCGGACACGCACGGGCTGATCCGACGGGGGACGGCGCGGACGTGCGGGGTGACGGGGAAGACGGCGCAGACATGGGAAGCAGTATAGCGCCAGCACGGGCGCACGGAGACGGCACAATGGACATGACTACGCAAGCGACGTACCATAAGGGAAGCTATGGGCAAATCCGCCGAACCCTGGAATCGACGAATCCGCCGGCTCCGTCGCGCCCGCGACTGGACGCAAGATGTTGCGGCAAAGGCGCTCGGTGTCCCCGTTTCGACCCTGCGCAATTGGGAACAGGCACGCACCACGCCGAACCAATTCACCCAAGACGCCATCGAATCCAAACTGAAAAACTGACGCAATCGGAAAATCCGGCTTGAAGTTGCCGTCACCTATTGCTACGCTGAACGATTAGAAACTACGCTAGACAATCAGCATGACGCGGGGGCAGGAAATGGCAGCGGGCGGACGATACAAGAAAATCAGCGTGAGGATGTGGGGCGACGGCAAGTTCCGCGCTCTTTCCGCGCCACCACCAAACGCTCAGACGTTGTGGATTTATCTTCTAACCGGACCACATACGACCTCGATTCCGGGGCTTTTTGTGGCCGGGGAATCGGGCTTGGCGGAATCGCTCGGCTGGCCGCTGAAAGGGTTTCGGGAAGGGTTTGGCGAACTGTTACGGGAACGGTTAGTCGAAGCCGATTTTTCGGCCCGCGTAATCTGGATTCCAAAGGCCATTTTGCACAACCCGCCCGACAACCCGAACGTCGTAAAGTCGTGGAAAATTCACTGGTCGGAAATCCCGGAATGCGAGCTTAAAGTCAAGGCGTGGCAACAACTTAAAGGGTTCCTGGAAGGGTTTGGCGAAGGGTTTGCGAAACCATTCGTGGATGGTTGCCCAAAGGGTATGGCGAATCAGGAACAGGAACAGGAACAGGAACAGGAACAGGAACAGCCAAAACCCACTCCCTCTTCTCTCCCAAAAAAACCAGCGCCGCGAAACGGCGTTCCGCTGCCGTTCGCGTCGGAGAGATTCGCCGAAGCGTGGTCGGAGTGGGAGCAACACCGGCGGGAAACGAAAAACCGACTCACGCCGGCTACCGTCACGAAGCAGTTTGCCCAACTCGCGGAGATGGGGGAAGAGCAAGCCATCGCGTCGATCAACCAATCCATCGAAAAAGGCTGGCGGGGTCTTTTCCCCGTCACCGGAAAGGGGAAAGCGAATGCCAGAAAAACTGAAACCTCTGCCGGAAAATTCGACCCAAGCCGCGACTATTCAGCAGGTTTTCCAGGAATCGCCTTTGCTGAAAACGATGCAGGAGTATCGGGATCAGCGGGCGAAGATGACGCCGGAGGAAATCGCGGAACAGGACCGGAAGCGTGAAGAACGCTTTCGCGCCGAAGACGAACGACGGGCAAAGGCCGCTCGTCTCGCGGAAGTCGAAAAGCTGGCCCGCAAAATCGGAGAACGGTACAAGCCGAACCGCGTCGATCTGGCTAACTTCCAGATTTACGACCCGAAGCAAAAAGCCGTCGTCGAAAACGTCCGGCGACTTGCGGCCCGCATCCGCGAATCCGTTGAAGCTGGCGAGAACGTGATTTTCGTCGGGTCTGTGGGTGTCGGCAAAGATCACCTGATGGCGTGGCTCATGTATCAGGCCGCGCCGGAATTCACCTGCCATTGGGCAAACGGTCAAGACATCTTCGGAGCGTTTCGCGATCGAATCGACACCGGCGAAAGTGACGAGTCGGCGTTCAGAATGTTTTCCAATCCGCAGATTCTCGCCATTTCCGATCCGATCCCACCAGCGGGCGGCCTGGGCAATTGGGACGTGGGAAACCTCTACCGAATCATCGACCAGCGGTATCGGTCCATGAAGCCGATTTGGATTTCCGTGAACGCGCAGGATGCCGCCGATCTTGAATCGCGGCTGTCATCGCCAGTGTTCGACCGCGTTCGCGATGGGGCGATTATTTTTCCGTGTTTTTGGGCATCGTTTCGCGGGCGAGCGAAGGGGTAAACCATGCACCGCGACGGCTCAACGTGCGTTCATTGCGGCGACTCCGGTTTCGTCATCGTCCCGATGCTCGTGGCGTCCGACGGTGGCGAACTCGTGCCGTTCGGCGGCCACGGCTATTACGCCGCCGTCCGCTGCCTGTGTCGTCGCGGCGAGCAAGGCACGGCGGGAATCGTGGTGATGCGCCTCGACCGCTACGAGGCCATCAACCCCGGCTGGCGGTCGCAACTGACGGAACGCGACCGCGAGAACCGGCAGGCGCTGGAAGCGATCCGAAACACGAAGCGAGAATCAGCATGACCGAACGTCAGATCCAGACCGCTTTGTTTAGGGATAAAGCGAGCATTTACACCATCATCATGCCGAATTACACTCCGGCCAAATGGTTTGAGTGCGACGTGTTTGGTGTGACGAAATCGGGTTACTTCCACGAGTTTGAAATCAAACTGACCAAAGCCGATTTTGAAAAGGATAAGGAAAAATCAACGGGCAAGGTCTATGCGAAAGACGCAGACGGCAAATGGTTCAAAACCGGAGGAGTTACCAAACACGGCTTGTTAGCGTGCGGGACCGAACGCGGGCCGGTGACGTTTACCTATGTCGTTCCAGACGGATTGTTGTCTGTCGAAGATATACCAGAATTCGCTGGATTGCAATACGCCCTGTCGCACAGAGTCGGCGCGGTGAGACTCCGAACGATCCGCGAACCGCCGCGATTGCACGGTGCGAAATGCGACCCGAAGATTGTGAAACATGCTCATTCTGTTTCCTACTGGCGGTTCTGGCGAGAACGGTGCAAACACGATTGAGAACACAACATGACCACCTTCGGCATCATCATTCCCGACTTCGCGCCGACGCGCACCAACGCGCTACTCGGCAGCCATTGGGCCAAAGCCGGCCGACTGAAGCGAATTGACCGCGAGATGATCGGCGGGTATTTTCTCGTGGGCCGATTCCCCAAGGCCACGGGCAAGCGCCGCGTGCGGTTGCGTGTTGTCGTCGACGGCGTTGGGCGCATGGGAGATCCCGACGGCTACCTGAAATCGTGCCTCGACGCCCTGGTGAAGTGCGGAGCCTTGCTCGACGATTCCGCTCGCTGGTGCGAACTCGAAACGCCGGTTGTCGAGCGCGGGGACTCGCCGCGGACAGAGATAATTCTGACGGACCTTTAACCCTGGAGAATGAACAATGGCGAAGTCACAGAAAAACCAAGTTCCGAACGTCAAGCGCGAGAAGTACACGACCTCGCTGAAGGTACAACTGACGCCGGAGCAGATTGCCGACCGCGCCCACCGTGCGGCCGGCAAGCTCAACGAGCGCGACGAAAAAGAGGACGAACTCAAGGCCCACGCGAAACACGCAAAAGGCGTCATCGAACAAATCGAAGCCGAAATGCGGCAACTATCGGGCGAAGTGTACAGAGGCACCAGCTACGCGCCGGTCGATTGCGAGCGCGTATACGATTACGCCGCTGGCACTCTGACCGAAACGCGGCTCGATACGTCCGCGGTCGTGCTGTCTCGCAAGTTGAACGCGGGGGAAATGCAGCGCGAGTTACCGTTCAAGGACGCCGACGACGATTCCGGTGACGCGGCTTGATTCGAGCGCACCAGTCGCACGCACTCCTCGATCGTCAGCCCGCCATCGCACAGCAACGCGAGGACGGCGGGGGAGTGCAGGTTGATGTTCATGGGATAACGGACAGTGCGAATCGGATGCCGGTTCGCGTAGGGGAAACACGATGACCGCCGTGCCGAGGCCGATCAACTTGCGACGTTCGCCGAAATCCCGTCGCGCGGTGGCGAAGCTGTTGCGCTGCGAGCGATGCCATTGCCCGCTGGTCGAAACCGAGTGCGGATGGTTGGCGTGTTATTGGCTATGCGACAAACTCAAGAGCAAGGCAGATATGGCTCAGCGACTAATAGACGCCGGGATTGCGAAGAATGAGAAGTGGGCAATTTCGATTATCGACGAATGGATTAAACGAACTACTAATGCCGACGAATGACCGCAGCCACAAAGGAGCGTGTGAGAATGACGACGAACGACACCGACCTGACGCCCGCCCGCCTCGCCGAACTGCGGTCGATGGCAAGCCTGATGCCCGATTGCAAATTCCACCACTCGTTCACACAGATGTCGCATTGTGTAACCACAAAGGCGGACGGGTGTGGGAGCATAGTCGCGACGTGCCACGATATGACAGTTCGCGCCCAACAATACGGGGCCGAGTACACCGCTGAATTCGTCGCCGCGTGGGACCGCGAAACCTGCCTCGCCGTCGTGGACGAGATCGCGCGGCTGCGGGCCGAGAACGCGGCGCTGGCGAAGGAACTCCAACTATGGAAGCCGTTGACTCCCGCAGAGGCACAAGCGGCGTTCGATGAAGCTGAAGCCATGCCGCTATCGGATGAGCGGATCGACGAAATCGTTGCCTTTGCGACGGACCCCGCCGAGCGCCTACCGAATAGCCAACAAGCCCAACTCGCGGCAAAGGTGAAGCGATTGCAAAAGACGCTTCAGAACCGCGATTGCGAAATTGAGCAATTAACGAAACGATGGAGTGCAGAACGCCAAGCACATGCGATCACGGTGGCCGAGAACGACGCGATGGCGGCGGCGTTGGCGACGATCAAGACCGGCGAATACGATAACGCACACGACTGCAAAGCGGCTGCCCGAATCGCCGCCGACGCACTCGCCAAGAGGAACGCATGACCGACTTAGAACAAAAACCGCCGCACGTCGAGAAGTGGAATTGGGATTCCATCCTTTCGAGACTTGCCCACAATTGGCCGGTCGGAGAACTCCACCCCAACGTCTTCGACATGGCCGCTGGCTGGTGTGGATGGCACGGCCTAGTGGTTGATGAAAAAATGACGATTCACATTGACGGCAAAGAATATGAAGTAAAAAGGAATAAGTGATGACCGCGACCGACCACGCCGCTTTTCTGCGCTGCATCTGCGAACGCCCTGCCGAGGACGGGCCGCGATTGGTCTACGCCGACTGGCTCGAAGAACAGGGCGACGGCGACCGGGCCGAGTTCATCCGCGTGCAAGTGGAGTTGGCGGGTTCGTTCGCGTGCGACTATTTCCCAGATTCAGAACTTTTGTCATGCCGTAAGCGTGGAAATTCCGACAAGCCGACTGGACCGCGAACAGACTTGACTTGCGATTCGTGCAACCGCGTGGAATCTCTCCGCGCCCGTTCCACCGCCCTGCTCACCCAGCACGCCCGCGAGTGGGCGCGGCCAGTGACGGAGTGGTTGCCGAAGTGCAGTGATTGCGATGGTGCCGGACAATTGCACCAACCTTATCCGGGCGGCTGGGGTGTATGCGAGACATGCCGCGGCTCCGGCCACGACCCCGCGTTCTCCTACGAGTTCCGCCGCGGCTTCATCGAACACGTCGCCGGGCCGAGTGCGGTGATGTGGGGCGGGGAGTGCGAGCGGTGTCGGGGTTCTGGCGATGTCCGTGGCGACCCGACATATGGGATTAAATGCGGCTTCTGTAGCGGCAAGGGCCGTCGCCCCGGCCTCCTCTCGCGGCTCGTCGCGGTGACGCCGATCATGACGTGCGGGCTGGTGGGAGCGGAACCGCAAGCCTATCCGACGATGAGAGCAGAACAATACGGCTGGTATCGTGGAGTGCGAAACGAGAGTCACCCCGAACCGTTCAACGTGCCAACACCGATTTGGGCGAGAATGGTCGAAATGAAAGACTGCCAAGCTCACGGCCATTGGGCCGACTTCCCCACACTCGCCGACGCCAACGCCGCCCTGAGCAACGCCTCGATTGACGTGGCGCGAGCGGACGCAAACCTACCCAAACTGGAGAGACGATGAGCGAGTGGGAATACATCGAAAAACCAAAGCCGGAAGGCGACTGCCGAAAGATCGTGACTCTCATCAATGACGGCATGGTTTGGGTCGGCATCCGAGCGTTCCATCACCAGCGGCAACAATGGATGAACAACAACGAGCCGGAATCGGCCCACGTTCTAGCGTGGATGGATTTGCCCGAACCGGCCGAAAAGCGATGGGTACACGGCCAACTGATTTGACGACGCGGCCCGTGTGGACGCGAAGTTGCCGAAGCTGGAGCGGAGCGTGCTGGCGTGAGTGAATTTCCTTTTGTCATGATGAGCAGCTGGGTGGGCGAATGGGAGCAACAACCAACTCCCGCTCAGTCGAATATGCCCATTGAAGAATTAAATCTTTCGGTTCGTTCCAGAAAATGCCTCAGACGAGAATCCGAGGGGGCAATTCGCACCGTTGGCGAATTGGTCAAACTTTCGGCTGACGCTTTGTTGGGTCGGAGAAACTTCGGCTATGCGTGTCTTGGCGAAGTTCGCATGAAGCTTGGGAAAATCGGGTTTGCTCTAAAAGGCGAAAAGCCTATGCCCCCCATCATCGCAAAGGCGTCGTTCGCGACGGAGAAAACAACATGAAACCGAAACAACCAAAACGCCGTGCGGCCATGATCCCGCCCGCGCTCGCCAAGGCCGCGAAGCCGAAGGATGTGAAGCGACGGGACGAGGCGAAGGCGCGACGTGAGGCATGGGCGGCGCGACGCAAGGCGATGAAGGGGTTCATCGAGAATGTTTGACGCGGCGAAAACCTGATATACTGATTCGCATGGCACTCACAGCGAAGCTATTATTACTGATTATCTAAGACTTATGTCGCGAACTCAAGAATACTCTGACGAAGAAATCATCGCCGCACTCAAGAAAAGTCGCGGCCTGGTGTACACCGCAGCCGAGCGTGTCGGGTGCGCCGCCGAGACGATCTACGCGCGGTCCAAGCAATCCCCCGCCATCGCCGAAGCCATCAAACACCAGCGCGGGAAGATCATCGACAAGGCCGAGGACAAGCTCATCGCGGCCATCAACAAGGGCGAAGCGTGGGCCATTGCCCTCATGCTCAAGACGCTCGGCAAAGATCGCGGGTACGTCGAGCGAACCGAACACACCGGGGCCGACGGCAAGGAATTCGTGGTCAAGATCGTCAAAGATGTTTCGATGGATGATGTGTAAATAAAGGTGCAACCATGATTCAAAAGAAAGTCAATGTCACGCTGAACAATGGCCGGAAAGTATTCTTAACGGTTCGCTTCGCTGACGAGATGGACGCAGCCGAGCGAGCCGAGTTTGAAGCCATCACCGTTAAGAAGGAGGTAGATTATCTGAATTCGTTAGGAACGGTTGAAGAACAATCGCGGGCAATGGGGTACTCCGAAGAACAAATAAAAGAAATGACGTGATTACAAGAAAGGTGCAAGGATGAAATCTATCATGTTACCCCCGTTGCCACTCGGAACGGAGATAACGATTAAAGTGTCGTGGATGGGAGATCCGTTGCCGCAAGGCGGGTTAGTGCTGAGCGTCGAACATATTGCAGAAGGGTCGATCATCATTCCGATGGGGCAGGAAATGGTTATCGCCCCACAGTCGCCGAACATGATGATTCTGGGAATCCGACCGAATGCCGATTCGCCTATTATGGTCGAACCGAATAAAGTGTGATCGCAACCTACATTATCCGTGAACTGCCCGCCAGCTCCAAGGCCCAGGGGTTCTGCCCGCGCGGAGCCGCAAAGCAACTTTGGAAATGCAAGGAACCCGCCGCGATCATCAGCGGAAGCGCCGAAACCGGGAAAACTTTTGCTGCCCTCCACCTTCTCGACGCACGTTGCTGGAAGTACCCCGGCGTGCAAGCGGCCATCATCCGCAAGACGTACAACTCCGCAGTGACCAGCGTACTCCAAACGTTCCAAAACAAAGTGCTAGGACGGGATTCGCCGGTCAAGGTACACGGCGGCACGTCCCCGCAGTTCTACGAGTACCCGAACGGCAGTAAGATATTTGTCGGCGGGATGGACAACCCGAATAAAGTTCTTTCCAGCGAACGCGATTTCATTTTCATCAATCAGGCCGAGGAACTCACCGAGCCTGAGTTTGAAATCTTAACGACCCGCGCCACGGGGCGCGCCGGCAACGCGCCCTATGCCCAGGTGTTCGGCGATTGTAACCCCAGCTTCCCGCAACACTGGATCAAGAAACGGAGCGGCCTGACGCTCTTTGAATCGCGTCACGAGGATAACCCGGTCCTGTTCGACGATGCCGGCAAGATTACGCAACAAGGCCGGCGCACGCTCGCGGTGCTGGACGCGCTCACCGGCCCGCGCAAACAGCGGCTCCGCTACGGGCGATGGGTGCAGGCCGAGGGCGTCGTGTACGAAGGGTGGGACGCGGCGGTGCATTTCAAGACAGCGGCGGAATTGTTTCCCGGCGGTCGCGTCCCGCAAGAATGGCCGCGGTATCTGGTCATCGACTTCGGGTTCGTTCACCCGTTTGTTGCCCAGTGGTGGGCGGCGGACGGCGACGGGCGATTGTACCTGTACCGCGAAATCTATCTGACGCAGACGCTCGTGGAGGACCACGCGAAGGAAATCAAGGCGGGTATCGTGACGGACGGTAAACGCCCGCAACTGATTCTTTGCGACCACGACGCCGAGGATCGAGCCACGCTTGAACGGCATTTAGGGCAATCCACATCACCCGCGCCGAAGGCTGTAAGCCCCGGCATCCAGGCGATGGCGGGCCGGTTGAAGCTTCAGAACGACGGCAAGCCGCGTTTGTTCGTCATGCGCGATTCGTTGGTGAGACGGGACACGAATCTCCACGACGCGAAGAAGCCGTGTTGTTTCTCGGACGAGATTGATACCTATATCTGGAATGACTCCATCCGAAAAGACGAACCGATCAAGGAGTACGACCACAGCATGGACGCGGCACGCTACATCGTGTACCATTTAGACAAGCGCGTAAGCGGCTGGCGCATGGAGAGAATCTAACCAAGGTGCAATCATGGCATGCCCGCACGGATATGAGAACGCAGACTATTGCGAAAAGTGCAACCCGCCAACGTCAGAAATAAACCGGCTTCGCGAGTGGTTGGGTCGGATCGCGACCATTGCACTCCGGGATAAGAGCGAACGAGAAATATTGCTTTTGAAAGAGATGGCACGATCGGCGCTTGCGGGAGAGCCATCGGATTCCATCGTGCCATATCAAACGGCGAAAGCGAAGATCAAGGAGGAGCTTCGTTGCTCCCACGGCTTGACCGCATCCCAGCATTGCCAGGAATGCGAAACCATGATTAAAAAATCATATGACGACGTGCTAAAGAGGTAATCCATGATCGGCTACCTCCGCAAGCCTTCCCCCGAACGAACCTCACGCCGTGATTGGTGCATTACCCGCTTGCCGAATGGAACCTACCGCGTTCGGATTTGGCAGCCGGGCAAGGGATTGAAATACATCGGTGTGTATCCGAGCATGAAGGAAGCGGCAGCGGCTCGCGATGAAGTGGTCCGCGATATGCAACCGGAAATGATAATGAAGCAAGGTGCAAAATGACGAAAGAAGAACGCGAATATACGCGGTCCGATGGGCTAAGCGGCAAATGGCCCCCGCTCACGCAAGAAATGGTAGACGACTGCATTCCGTCGACGATGGTAATTGAGACACTGCGGAGAGAAATGGACTTGGAAGCGTTTCGCGTGACTGACGCTAAAATGACACCGAAATACGATACTGTCGGCGACGTGATCGACGCCCTCCAGCAGTTCGACCGCTCGTTGCCAATCGCGGGGACATGGGAAGGGATCACGCCGAAGATCAATTCGATATACTTGAATGATAAGTTAGTCGATCAGTGCGGTAACCCGATGCCGCCTACTGTTTTAATCAACGTTGAATAAAGGCCGGTGACCCTATGGCTCGCACTCCGCCAAAGAAGCCCGTCCGCAAGGCGAAGACCGCCCCCGCACCGCGCACGCCGCGCCCGCCGCGCCCGAAGCCCATCGAGAAGACCTACATCAAGGGCCAAGACCCACGCATCTACCTGTCCGGCGCTCAGCCTGGAGTGTGGGCAACCAACCACCTCGAAGAGTCAATGCAATGCCGTGGCTGGCAGTTCGTCGCCGTCCGCACACTGAGCCGCATGTGTTCGCAAGCCGAATTGATTATCCATCGCGTGAACGACGTACAAGGCGCGGTACGACAAATCGACCGCATCAACCGCAAGATCAGCAAGGCCGGCCGCATCTACGATCCGATCATTCGCAAACACAAGATAGAATATCTCGAAGCCGAGCGCGAGAAGTGGAAGCGGCGTGCGTTCCAGAAGACGGCCCCCGATTCGCTGAAACCCGATCGCGAAGTGGCAGCGCCGAACATGCCGCTCGTCAAGCTCCTACAGCGGCCCAACCCCGAATGGTCGGGCGTCACGTTCTTGTTTGCGTTGATCCAACAAATCGCCTTGACCGGCACGGGATTGGTGTGGTGCATTCGGAACGGCATGGGTGCGCCGGTCGAACTTTACGTCATCCCAACGGGGTTGGCGATTCCTCGCGCCCCGTCCGCCGAGTTCCCCAAGGGTTCGTATTGGATCACCCCGCTGTCGGCGTGGGGGCTGTACTCGACGGACCTTTGGAATACGGGGATGATGGGGCAGGCGCTGCTGATTGGCTGCACGGTGGACGCCCGCGATGTGAAGAAAATCTGTTGGCCGCACCCGTTGTACCTAACGGACGGGTTGAGTCCGCTATCCGCCGGCGCAACGTGGGTGGACCTCGGGAACGAGATGGACCGCTCGGCGTGGTATCGGTTCCAGAACGCCGAGCGGCCCGGCATGATTTGGGAACGAGACCCGCTTGTTGACCCGTCGCCGGACGATATGGCCCAATTTCGCGAAGATCTCAAAGCCGACAGTGCCGGGACGCCGAACACGGGGAAGCACCTCATCACGCCGAAGGGACTAAAGCCGTCCGCGTGGGGCTCGGAGTCCGGAGAGTTGGAGTACGTCGGCAGCCGCCCGCAGATTCGCGACATGAACCTGTCCCTTCACGGCGTCACCCCGACGGCCTGCGGAATCCAGGAAGCCGCGAGCTTCTCGACGTTTGTCAGCGCCATCAAGCAAACCACCGAGCTTGCCGTACAGCCGCTGCTGAATTTGGTGGCTGGCGAACTAACGGAGTTCGTCGGGCAGGGGTTCGGCGGTCGTCACGAGATCACGCTGAACGCGCCGGCCATCGACGACCCGCAGACGCTGGAGCAACGGCTGCGAACGGACATCACCGCGGGCAACGTCCTGAAGGTCAACGAGTATCGGGCGTTGCGCGGACTGCCGCCACTTGATGGGGAAGAGGGCGAGGCGTTCGTCGGCGAGAAGCCGCCCGCGGCGCAACCGATGCAAGCCCCAGGCCAGCCGGCGCACGCAACGCCCCCGCAGTTCGGCGACGGCGTGACCCCGGACAAAGCCGACCAGGACGCCAAGCCCGATACGCCAACCGACGCCGGCCCGAACCAACGCCAGCCCGAACGGGATGCGCCTCAGGGGCGGCCGGACCTCAACGGCAAGAGTCACCGAAAGGGGGCGCGAAGGTGAAGACAGATTCAGACGGCGGGATGCTAGTCCCGAAAGAATTTTCTGCCGAACTGATGGATAGTCTCGGTCGGGGAGAAATTATCTACTTCAAGCCCATTGCGGTAATTTTCTCTTCGGAGCTTAGTTGCGAGTGGGCCGAGATTGGGATTGAGCAAGACGCCGATGAACCCGAAATCGTCAAGGTGCAAGAATGAAATACCTGTTCGTCGGCGGGCCGCTCAACAGTGATTCTGTAGACCTGGATGAAAACATACACAAAGGAAGACATATAAAATTTGCTCACCATGACGAAGATACTGGACACCAAGTCCATCGCTATCGTGTAGATCATGACGGCAAGAATCTTTGGTACGACGGCCCTGTTCCGGAATCGGAACTACTCGTGCCGCCAAGCCGTCGCGCTGTTGCTCCTTAACTGTAAATCTAATCCCCTTAGCTGTAAATCTCTTTGTCTTAACTGTAAATTCTTTATCGCACGTCTTGACAACGCACTTCTGTCAATGATACTCTAAACCAAGTCATTCCGCATTGGCGCGAGACCCCTTCCGTGGACGTTGCCGATATTCTCACGAAACGGCGAACCTTCGCGGATAACATCGCCAGCGGGTACGGGCTTCAGTGGATCGGCGAGAATCGAATCGCGTGTTTGGCAAAGCAGATTGGAACGATCCAGGACGGCCAGATTGACACGAAGAAGATGGCGATTCAATGCGTCATCAGCACGGAAGACGAGGACCGTAGCGGCGACTTGATCCTGACGGAAGGGATCGACACCAGCCAGCACCAGCCGAATCCCGTGGTCCTTTACTCCCACGGGATGAGCCTGAACAAACCAATCGGCAAGGCCGAAGACGAGACGGGAAAATACACCGTCACCCGCGAACCGCAGATGCTGAGGAGTGTAACCTACTTCTCACAAACGCTACCCGAAGCGTATGAGCTTTTTGGATTGGCGGCGGAAGGGATCTTGCGTGGCTGGTCGATTGGCGCGGTCCCGGTGGAAACCGAACCCCGCACGACGGCGAGCTTTGGGAATGGCTCGCTGCTGGTGAAGCGATGCGAGTTGTTTGAATATTCGCTCACCCCGACGCCGGACAACCGGCTCGCGTTAACCGAGCGAGTGCTGAAGTCTGAAACGGGCGGCAAGCAACTACTCCCCACGCTTCTGAAGTGTTTCCAGCCGTGGCTCTTGCCGATGCCGCGTGTGACTGTTGTACCGGAGGGTGTACCCGTGGCCGTGACCAAAGAAGCGCCCCCGCCATCCAAGGCCGACAAGCCCCACGACTACGAGCCGCTCGACGACAAGAACCCCGCCAGCCCGACCCCCGACCCCGAAGCCAGCCCCGGTTCTGCGGCAGACTCCGCCGAAGCCCACCCCACCGACGACAAGAACCCTGCGACCGTGGACGCCAATGATGGCGACAAGTACGCCGAGTATCCGCACGGGGCGGCGATGCTTGCCCAAACTCACGATCGTCTGATGGAGATGACCAGCTACCACGCGGCGGCGAGCAAGAAACTCGACAGCCCCGCCGTCAAGGACTTCATCGCGGAAACGGCTTCCATCATCGAAGAGCGCTGCGACGCGATCAAGGACATGTGGAAAGCGGAATACCCCGACCTCGACGAACCGACCGGCGACGCCGACACCGTGGACGACGACGGCAAGGGCGAAAACGACAAAAAGAAACCCGTCGAAAAGAACCTGCCCGAACGTCTGGGCCGCTACCTCCGCGCCTTCCGCGCCCAGTTCACGAAGGGCGTCAAGGACGCGGGAACGCTCGCCGAACTCGCGAACCTCAAAGACGAAAACGCGCAATTGAAGAAGGCGCTTCAAACCGCCCTGCGCGCTCACGAGAAACTGAAATCCGGAATCAACGCAGCGAAACGCGGTCGATAACACTGACCAACTTCGGAGAATTGGAATGGCACGCGAATACGATCCCGATTCGACTGCGGACCTCCTGGCCCAGGCCGAGGCGCTGAACGCGGAGAACAAAGAACTTCTCGGCGAGATCCGCAAAGCCCGCTCGCCGGGCTTCAACCAACCGCAAGATACACTGCGAAAGCTCGCTCGCGACACGCGCCAAAAAGACCCGAAGAGCGAATTCCGCGTCGGGCCGAACGGCATCTTCAAAGACTTCGGCCACTTCATGGGCTCGGTACGGCAAGTGGGTTCCAATAATCAGAATTGGGACAGCAACGAGCCAATGAAGAACTATCTGACGAAGGCCATCCCATCCGGGATGAACATCCAGCAGGCGCAGGACGGCGGCTTCCTCGTGCCGCCCGAATTCGTCAATCAACTATTGATGCGAACGTACTCGAACGACTTGCTCAGTCGGACGACGATGTTTCCGATGACGACCAGCAACGCGCTCAAGATCCCCGCGGTGAACGAAACCAGTCGCGCCGACGGCTCGCGCTTCGGTGGTGTGCAGGCGTACTGGGACGGTGAAGGCAACACGATCAACGCGAGCAAGCCGAGCCTCGCACAAGTCACGCTCACGGCGAACCGGCTGACGATGGCGATTCGGGCCACGCAAGAACTTCTCGACGATACGAGCGCCCTCGAAACGTGGATGAACCTCATCGCCGATCAGGAACTCGCATTCAAGATCGGCGATGGGCTGGTAAACGGCACGGGGGCCGGCATGCCGCTCGGCATGCAGAACGCCCTGAGCCTCGTCTCGGTTGCCAAGGAAACCGGGCAAGCCGCGGCAACGCTCGTTGCCCAGAACGTGCTGAAGATGTGGAGTCGCCTGCACATCAGTTGCATGCAAAACGCAGTCTGGCTTTACGATCAAAGCATCCTCCCGCAATTGCAATCCATGACGATCGGCACGGCGGGCGCGCAACTCGCGGTCTTCCTGCCGCAAGGCGGGCTGAGCCAATCGCCATACGCGACGCTTCAAGGCCGGCCGATGATCCCGGTCGAATTCTGCCAGACGCTCGGCACGGCCGGCGATCTCATTCTCGTTGACCCCGCGACCATCGTGAGCGCCATGAAGGGCGGCATGCAAGCGATGAATTCGCTGCACGTCTACTTCCTGTCGAACGAACAGGTCTTCCGCTTCGTCATGCGGGTTGACGCGCGAAGCTGGTGGACCTCAGCGATCACGCCGAAATCGGCGGGCAGCACGCAAACGAATATCGTCAATCTCGCGACTCGTTAACAAAGGTGCAGCCGATGGGATGGATCAGGTATCGCGTGGGTGGAGAACTAGACCCAGATATGCGGCAGGGCGAAGGGGCCATTGATTCGTCAAAGATCGTTCAGGTGATTGTGTGTGAGAAGTGGGGAAGTGAGGAAGCCAAAAAATACGGGGAATACAAGAAACCGTATCCCGGAATGTTTGACAATGTGGCCGCCATCATCGAGTGCGAGGGGAAGGTAACGATTTTCCTTCGCGAGCACGAATGGCTTGAAGTCAAGCCACAATTGAAAGGGTTCTGATTTATGGCAACGGCAACAGACTCTGACACATACGCGAAGGAACTCAAGGAACTCGTGGCGTTCCTGTCCCCCGGCCCGCGCCCGCTGGCGCAACTGCCGAAGTCGCTCCAGGAACCGGCGTTTCTCGACTTCGCACTGAGCGAGGGGCGCATCATGGTCGGACGCCCCGACCATTCATGGGAACGGAAGATCGACGCAAGCGAGTCGCCGGAAGCGCGGCCCATCGGGATGAAGATCCACAAGACAATCGGTTGGACGACACTCGACAAGGAATGGCACAAAACGATTTTCGAGCTTCTGCAAGAGGAAGAAACCATCGACGCGGGCCTGAAACTCCAGGTCAAACTCTCGCGGCGGACGAAATAACCACGGGGTGAATCATGCAAGGCTATTTGATCGAAAACGCCAAGGTCATCACGGGATTCGTTCCGCTCGACGGTAACGCGGTTGGGTGGACCGGCGACTGGGTTCACATGCGGGACTATCGCCGCTGCTGCATCTGGATTCAACAAGGCGCATGGGCCGGCGGTACGGCGGCGGTCACCCTGAACCAGGGCAAGACGAATACCGGCGGCAGTTCCAAGGCCATCGCGTTTACGCAAATGTGGACGTGGACCGGCTTGACGGCAGACGGCCCAACCGCACCGACGGCGGTAACGTCAAACACGTTCACGCTCGCGACGCCCGCGAACACGACCACCGTCATGGAAATCCATGTCAATGACTTGGATATTACCAACGGATTCTACTACGTCAATTGCACGATTGCGACGCCGGGCAGCAACGCGGACCTCTGCGCCTGCTGCTACATCCTGTACGACGCGGCCCACGCGATGAAGGCGGAGTCGGCCCCGGTTGTGATTTCGGGTTGATCGTTCGGGAATTTCAATTGAGGGTTCACGATGGCAACGAAAACGAAATTTCCGGCATCAGCGGGCAGCGCCTACGAGTTCTGCGACCTGCTGTTCAAATACCATCCGCCCTTGCTCCGCGGTTCGTTCCCGACCGGCGACGTGTATTTCGTCGATTCGACTTCGAGCAGCAAAGGCATTACGACGAGTTTCGGACGTTCGCCCGAAGCTCCGCTCTCGACGCTGGCGTTTGCGCTGGGATCCACCGGCCCCGTCACGGCGAACAATGATGATCTCGTGATCGTGATGCCCGGCCATACCGAGGCGGTGATTGCGGACGGGACGATCACGAGCGGGAAGATCGGCGTCAACGTCTTGGGGCTTGGCGTCGGCTTGAAGCGCCCCGTCATCACCTACACGACGGCAGCCGCGGCGAGCGTGAACATCACCGCCGCACAGCAATATTGGTCAAATATCGTTTTCAACGCGGTTGGCGTGGCGAGCGTGACGGCGGCAATCAACGTCACGGCGGCGGATGTGCAGTTTTACAAGTGCGCCATCATCCACGCGGACAACACGAATCAAGCGGTCCTCGGTCTGCTTACCACATCGGCGGCCGATCGGCTCATCATCGACTCGTGCGACATTTACGGCACGGCGAACGCGGGGACGGCGGCAGGCGTGCGGATCGTCGGCGGTAACGATATTCGCATCGTCAACAATTATATCTACGGAAACTACACCACCACGCTCGGCGGAATCGACAACGCGACCACGCTCGGCTTGCGGTGGTTGATCGACAACAATCGGATTCTGAACAAAACCGCATCGTCCACGGTCTGCGTCAACCTCCAGGCGACGACGACGGGATTCGTAACGAACAACCGTTTTGCGATCCTGTCGGGTACGGCTCCCATCGTCGGAGCCGCGTCGTTCTGGGGCGGCAACTACTACGCGGCTGTGGTCGCGACGGCCGGCACGCTGGTCTAACGGGAGCTTCTAATGTCCACGAAAAAAGAAGACAAGGCGGAAGCCGTAGAAGCCGAAAAGGAAGCGGCCGAACACGCTAAGGAACAGAAGTTTTCGATGAAGTACGTCGGCACGAGCGACCTTCAGCTTGGCCGACTAACCGCCGGTACGACGTACCACATCATCCAATGGATCGCGTCGAGCGGCCAGCATGTCAGCGCGTTGATGTTCGCTGACGACGGTGCGCTTTACGTCGGTACGGAAATGCAGAACCCGGCCGAATGGGAAGTCGTGAAGGAACACCAGAAGAAGAAAAAGAAATCCGAGCAAGACGGGGAAGAGTAATGGCGGTCAAGCTCGTATCCACGTTCACGCAATGGGTCGGAGTCTCCTCCGATACAAAGCCGAACGTCGGCATCCGCATGCCGGACGGCACGATTCTGACGGCGGCGGACCTGCAACCGGGCGCGACGTTCCTCGAACTCGATACGGGGTTCACGAGCAAATACGACGGCGCGAACTGGCAGCGGATTCCGACGGACGGGGCGCAAGTCGTGATGTCCGTCGGGGTGATGGTTGAAGCGGTGCAGGCCATGCACCGCACGCTTGAAAGTCTGCGGCAAGGTTTGATTAACGCGAACAACTGCGACGACGTGAACCCGGTAGACGTGTCTGGAACACCGGCCGAGTTGGTATCCTAAGAGGATTTTTAACATGCCAGTCGTTACCGCTCCGGCCTTTTCCATTCCGCCAAAAGCGTTCCCCGGTTCGGCCGCCGTTCCATCGGGAATCGTCGGCGAGCTTCTGTATTCGCAGGTGATGCTGAAGTACGCAACGCTCGTCAAGCTGGGCCGCGTGCAAACGGCTTACGCGACGCTGACGGCTCCGGTCGCGTTCGGCACGGCAGCGGCGAGCGGCGGGCCGCTCATCTGGAACAAACCAACGAGCGGAGTGGACGCGCATATCCTCGCGGTCGGTGTCGCGGGAGTCGTGGCCTCGGCCGCCGCGGGGTCAATCGGGCTTGCGGGCAGCACGGGGCAAGCCATCGCCCCAAGCTCGACGACGGCAATCGACGCGAGCGGTAACGCTTATGTGGGCGGCCCGGCATCGGCGATGGGCGGGATCTATCGGCTGGGAACGGTCGCGAACCCGTCCACGATGTTCGCCCCGATCTTCAACGTCGGCACGACGGCCACAAGTGCCATGTTCGGCCCCTCATTCATCGACCTCGGCGGCGCAATGGTCGTGCCGCCCGGCAACTGCGGTTTCCTGGCCGGCTCGGTCGTGTTGACGACGTTACAAGTATCCATCGCACTGATCTGGGCCGAACTCCCGACATAAAGGAACGACCATGCCGACTCTTTCCGCGCCAGTATTGCAGATTCCGGCGAGATCGTTTCCGGGACAAACCGTCGGTGCGCCGAGTGGCATCGTCGGCGAATTCACGCTATCCGAAGTGCTGGGCCGTTACTCGCATCTGGTCAAGGCAGGGACGGTGCAGTGCGCCTATGCGTTGCTCGCCGCGTCCAGCCCGACGATCTATTCGACGAACACGCTGACGGGCGGGCCGTTCCTGTGGAACCCGCCGCAAACGAGCTACGACGCGCACCTGCTCGCCATGTCCGTTTCCGTCACCACGGCGGCGTCAACGGGGACGGCGGGCGCATTGGGCATCACCGGCGGCGGCGGGCAAGCCGTTATCCCGACGGCTCTGACCGCGATCGACAATATCGGCAACATGCTCGTGGGTGGCCCCGCGTCAAAGATGACGGTCTACCGAACGGCGACGCCAGCCGCGGCCGGTACGTTCTTCATCCCGACATGCAATATCGCATTGACGGCGGTAACGGCGATGTTCGCCCCGACGTGGATTGACCTGTACGGGTCGGTCATCGTCGGCCCCGGCTCGTGGGCTTCGGTGTCCGCGTCATCGACGCAAACGAACCTCGTGGCCCGTGTCGCGTTGCTGTGGGCCGAACTACCCGACTAAGAGGAGAGATTCCCAATGGTGCAATGGGAATACCGACAAGAAACGATTCCGCCCGACCCTCCGAATGTGCAGGCGGTGTGCAACAAGGCGGGCGCGGACGGCTGGGAACTGGGGGGGATGCTGCTCGTAATCATTCCGCCCGCGCCGCGAATGATCAACGGCGTGCTGCATCAGGGCGGACAGGCGACGCCGATGATCATGCTCCAGTTCAAGCGGCCCATTGCGCCGGCCCCGAACCCGACGATGATGGCGGCGAGTTAATGCCATGCTCATCAACCTAACGGAAGTCAAGACGTTCCTGAAAAAGAGCTTGGCTGACACCAGCGAAGATGCACTGTTGAAGCAGATTATCGGAGCGGTGGACGCCGAAGCGAAGAAGTTTTTCGACCGGCAGATTGAGCAAGCGACGTACACGGATTATTACGACGGGAATAATAGCCGTGTGCTTTTGTTGAATGAATACCCGGTAACGTCGGTTGCAAGCGTGTACGAAGACACGACGGCGTATTGGGGGAGCGTGACGAGTTCTTTCGGAACGACCACGCTTTTGACTTCCGGCATCGACTACGCTTTGGCCCTCGACGGGCGAAACGGTGTCGCGGAAGCGGGCCGGATCTTCAAGCTGACGGGCGTGTGGTCGGGGCGGTGGGATTACCGGCGCGGCAATCTTGGCGCGACCATCAAGCCGATGCCGGGCTCGATCAAGGTGACGTACACGGCGGGGTATGCCTCCGGCGCGATCCCGCAGGACATCAAGCTCGGATTGTGGCAAGTGTGTTCGCAAGTGCGGGCCACGATCCCGAAAGGGTATTTGCTGCAATCGGAATCGCTCGGCGAGTACAGCTACGCTCTGGCGGCCCTCGCGGTGACGTATCTGCGGATGGGGACGACGGAGCAACTGCTCAGCCGGTATCGGCGAGTCCGCGAACGATTTAAGCCGCTGGGGTGAGACGTGGCGATTTCCTTGGACGGCTCGACTTCGGGGAACGGCAATGCAGCGACTTCGGTCAGCATTACCCCGGCGGGCGGCACGGGGACGGCGGCCCAGCGGATCGAGATTATTACGTTCGCTTGGCGCTCCGACCCAGGAGCGATTACCGCGCCAGGAGGTTGGGCTCCGACCGGCATACAGAACAGCGTCAGCGTGTGGGGGGCGACTTATACCAAGAGCGCCGTCTCCGCCGCGGAAACGTGGAGCTGGGCGAATTCGTCCGATTACTCTTATAGCGTCGTGAGTTATGTCACAGACGGATCGAGTTGGACGCTGGACCAAAGTTCCAAGACGACCGGGAACGATAACGCCCCAACGACCGGCAGTGTCACGACAACGAGCGCCAGCGAACTGCTGGTCGCGTGCTTCGCGGAACATGCCGCCGCGCTCGGCGCGCTGACGTTCTCGGCCCCGACGAATTCGTTCTCGATCATCGTCCAGCAAGAGAACAACAACGCGAGCAACCGCACGGCGAGCGGGATCAGTACGCGGGTCGTGGCATCGACGGGGACTTACTCCACGGGCGTAACGTCCACGCAGTTCGATGCCTGGACAGCGGCAATCGTGACATTCGCGGAATCGGCGGGAACGCCCTACACGACCGATATGTTCCCCCGAAATCCGAGCCTCGCGTCCTATACCCCGCTGGGGCGTCCCGAAGTGATCGGATATTGACAAGGTGCAACCATGAAAACCTGGATCGTTCTTGCAGTCGTTCTGACGATTATCGGCACGGTGATGGCGCGGGATGGTTATCCCGACGATTACGCAAAGCCGGTTGAGAATGGAATGTGGGAGAATGTCCACGTTCTTCCGCAGCCGCCGAAAAATTAACCTGGAGCTTCAAACATGGCGCGTCGATATTCGGTCACGGCTTCCACCATTGATACGGCGTCGATTACGTCCGTTGTCTTGACTTCCGCATCGACCGTGCGGCCCATGCTGTACGACTTGCTCATCGGGTCAACGGCGACGCCGGCGGATAACGCCCTCGAACTCATCGTCAAACGATTCACGGTCGCCGGCACGACGACGTCGTTTACGCCGGTGGCGCTCGATCCCGGCGATCCCGCCTCGCTCGCGGCGTCCGGCTTCACGGCCACGGTCGAGCCGACGTATACCTCGAACGCCTTGCTGTTGCGAATCTGCGTGAATCAGCGGGCCACGTTCCGCTGGGTTGCCCGCGACCGGAGCGAAATCCTCGCGCCCGCGACGGCCGCCAACGGGCTGGGGTTCTTCAACAACGCGATCGGCGGTTCCGCCGTCATCATGGCGTACACAGTTCTCTTTGAAGAGTGAGATTTATACCAAGGTGCAACCGTGAGTCTGAAATCATATCTGAGGCGCTGGCTTGGAGTCGAGTCTGAGTCAGCGATCTCTACCACGGCTCCCCCGCAATTACCTGCGCACGATTGGAAAGCGACCGCCTACGAACCCGCGCGGGTTCCCGGCCGTCCTGTCCTTGTGGACGAGGCGGACGGCGTTTGCGTGTTCTGCGAGCAATGGAAGGCGTTCGGCCCCGTGAGCCGCGAAGGGCGTTTGGTTTGCCAGTGCCATCGGTGCAAGGAAACAATCAAGCGCTACCAGAACATGAACGGGGCGGGGTTCACGGCCATCCGTCCGCATCATTGGCACATTCGGCCGGTGGGTGAAGTGCTGGGCCGCGAAGGGATCTGCGAAACGCTGTGCGCGGGTTGCTACCTCAAGGAATACGCGGATTGCTACCCGGACTCGCCGCTCCCGCAACTACCCGACGAACTGGTGAGCTACACGCCGGAACATGCGAAAGTTCAGGCGATGCTGGATCGTCCGGTTGAAGGAATCGTGATCGAAGGCGGCATCTTGGACGCCGGTCAAATGCGGGACGCAAAGATCAATGTCAAGCATGAGGTAAAACTGTGATCGGCACGGGTATGCCCTCGGACTACGCGAAAGCGGAATATCAGCGGCGATACGCTGGGACGATCCTCATCGGCGATGTAGAAGTCGCTCGGACAATCCAGTGCGTGCATTGCATGGAGCATTGGGTTCCGATGAAGGGCAGCGGGCGGCAACGCGGCTGGTGCATGAAGTGTAACGGCCCGGTGTGTGGCCCGAAGTGCGTCGAATGCCGTCCCAAGGAAGTGCAATTGCTCATCATGGAAGGCAAGATTGACCCGAACAGTATCCCGGTGACGGTGAACGTGCCGGCGGAAGTGCCGAAGTAGGGCAAAAGTAGGGCAAAAGTGGCTCGAACATTCCAATATCAACGGCTCGCGGTCCCGATCCTTCCGGTGGTTGCTCCGGCCCCGGTGGATGTTCCCGCGTTCGATCTCGCGAATGACGCGGAATTGCCCATCCGTCTTGTGTGGCGGTTCCGTCCTGAGATGCAGGCCTGCACGCCGACGATCCTCTATCAGCCGCAAGTGCCGATCGTGCCGCTCCGCGTGTACGATGCCGCGCCGCCGCTGCCGGTGACCGCCCGCCGGTTCCACCCAGAGAACCAGCAGGCCAGCCCGACGATTCTCCCGGCGAACCTTCCGCCGCCCAACCCGACGCCGAAATTCGTCGCCGCGGCCCCGAACCCCGTCGGGCCGCCGAATTACCCGCGGGCGTTCCAGGCGTGTCACCAGCAAGCCTACGCGAAGCCGGACAGGGCGATTCTCCCCTACCCCGTTCCAGGCTACCCTGCCGCGAATCCGAACCCGCTGACGTTCTTCCGGTTCACGACGGCGGACCAGCAGACGTATGCGGCTCCGTCGAAGCAGACGCTGGCCGCGCCGCCCGCGTGTCTCTTGCCGACGGGCGAACTCCCGCCGGCGACGTTGCGAAGGTTCCGGCCGGAACAGCAAGCGGCATGGACGGGCAAGCCGCTCGGCAGCGTGATCCCGCCCGCGATCCCGTTGGTTCAATCTCCGTTTATTCAATCAAAACGTCCCCAACTACCATTGATATCGGGGGTGTTCCAGGCTTCGGCGTTTCTTGCACCTTCGCTATCCTGGTCACCCCCGGTGTTTCAGCCGTTCCAGCCCCGCAAGCATCGGACGCCGCACGAACAAACCGCGCCCCCGTTCCAACTGGTGGTATCGGCTCCCGCTATGTCGTGGTCACCGCCACAGCAACAACCGTTCCAGCCGCGCAAGCATCGCGTCGCTTCGGAACAATTCGGCTCGCCGCTCGGCACGATTGCCCCGCCGATTCCGAAGACGAGCTTGCAGCCGCCGTTCTCGCCGAAGCGCCAGACGATCACGCTGCCTGCGAATGTCATCGTTACCGTCAACGAAAAAACGCAAGTCGCGGCATTGTTCCAAATGCCGGCAATGCTGGTGCGCCGTCGGCCCGAACGCCCCGACCAGTTGCCCGCGATGGTTCCGATTTCGTGGACCACGCCCGTGCCGCCGGACCCGACGATTCTCGTTTGCGATAACGACATTGCGGGGCTGGACAACAGCGGGACGGCGAGCGTGATTGGGTACGATAACAGCGGCGAGATTCTTTTCGGGCTCGATCTATCGGACGTTGACATTACGGGGAACTGCTGATGCCGCTCACCGACAACCTCGCCGCGTTCTACCGCAACAACGGCACCGACCAGAGCGGCAACGGCAACACACTCACCGCGAACGGCTCGCCGTCCACGGCCCCAGGCATCACCGGCACGGCGGGCGCGGCGATGCTGGTGGATTCGGTGGACAGTTGGCAAGGGCCGTCGTTTGGCGCGGGGGGCGATTACACTTACGCCCTTTGGCTGCGGGTTGATTCCCAAGTTGCCGGCGGAAACACGTTTCTGAAAAACAATGACGGCGTTCACAGCCACAATATCGAGACAGCCAATGCACACGACTTGATTCAATTCCGAATCAGCGGCCCGGGTGGGTTGACGATCCAATCGGCAGCGACCCTCGCGGATGCGACATGGGTTCACGTCGCGTTAACCTTGGCATCTGGAACGGCCACGATTTACATTAACGGGGCGAGTTCGGCATCGGGCAGTGCCAGTGCCGGCGTCAATGGCGGACACGCGAACGGGTTCCAATTGCTGCCCGCTGACTCATCCCGTCTGGAATACGTCGGCGTGTGGTCGCGAGCCCTGTCCGCCGCCGAAGTGACGCAACTCTACAACGGCGGGTCGGGGCTCGACCCCACCGTACCGACGGGCATGGGCGTGAGCATCTTTTTTAGCGGCACTCTCCGATTCAGAATCGTGGGAGGGCTTTCCGGATGAGTGTCTACACCGGCCAATCCGTCACCACCGAATTCACGACCCGCGCCTTCGCGACCGGCGCGGCCACGAATGCCGACTCGCTTCCGACCGGCACGCTGTACCTCAACGGCACGGCGAACGGGGCGGCCGTCACGGTCACGAACATCACGACGGGGATCTATAAAGCGCGTGTCACCATGCCGACGCTGGCGAACGGCGATTTGGTCGCGCTCGTCATCTCGGCAACAGTCTCGGCGATTTCCGACAACGCGAAGGTTTGGGAAGATTCGGCCGATCTTGTCACGCTCACGACGAATGTCAATTCGATCCTCGTTGCGGTGAATTTGCTTTCCCCAGACTTGATCGCCGCGGCAGTCGTCTCGGCGATTGGCGGCCTCGTTACGGTTTCGGGAACGTCGGGGAGTTCGGGAACTGCCCAGCCGATCGAGCTTGCGCCGTATGCGAAGAAAATAATCTCGCTCACGATGGCCCCGACAACGGATATTAGCGGGTGGACGTTCACAATGACGATCCGGCAAAACGGCGTCGTCAAGCTGACGAAAGCCGGGGTCATCGTCAGCGCGTCGGGCGGCGTCGCGTCGTTCAGTTACACCGGCACGGAAACCGGCACGCTCGCCGAAGGGAACTACGATTACGATGTGTGGCGAACGAACTCAGGAGCGGAGACGCAGCTTGCCATTGGGCCGCTGATCGTGACTCCGCAGTATCGGACGTAAAATGGCGATTCAGAACTTCTACACCGATTCGATGGACGTGTACGCGGAAACGTCGGCCCGCGGCGACACGGGCGGCATGATTCTGAGCGGCACGGCAAAGGTGACTGCCGAGCCGTGCCGGGTTCAAGATGCCGCGAGCAGCTTGACGAACTTCGCGGGATCAAAAGACATGCGGGGGTCAATCACGATTTTCACCGATTACGCGAATATTGCGAACGGTGACTATGTAATTGTACGCAGACGAAAAAGGCCGAACGTACCGAAAACCGCAAAGGTGACGGGGATTAACGAACGCGGGGAAATCGGCGGGATCGACGATTTTTACGTCATCACCGCCGAAGAAATCGGGCAGGATTAAATGCCAACGACCATGCTCGATGAAGCGGTGATTTCTCTATTCCCAACCGTGGCGAACGCCCCGCAGTTGTGGAACTCGGAGATCCCCACGAACAACGCGACCTACCCGCGTGCCATCGTGCGATTCAGTGACGAGACACCCAATGATCCGCTCGAATATAATGAGGATACGGGTACGCCGGTTGAGTCTGTGGCGGAATTTGAGTTTGAAATCGTCACGAACAACGATCCCGACGGAGCGCGCACGCTGGCACTCGCGATCATGGCCGTGTACACGCCCGCGGCGGTGACGCTGACGATGGATACCGCCGTCCGCGTCCTGCGTGTGCTGTACCAACCGCCGAAGATCATCGACCAGCGTGGGCCGGGGAATGTATCGCTCTGGATGTGCTTAATCAGATACCGGGCAATGTTCGGAACATCATACTAAGGTGCAATTGGAGAAAGCGATATGCCATCGACGGGATACCCCAGTTACACCAACAGCACGATTACGCTCACGACCGGCGGCAGCTATTCCGGCGACGGAACCAACGGCTATGTGGGCGGTACGCCGTACAGCTTCACCGTGCGGCGTCGTGAAATCACCCAGAAGCGAGCCCGCGAGGACACGACCGATACCGGGCTGATCGACGCGACGAATGGACCGATCGGCATCCACTTCGCGGTTGAAGGATACTTCAAAACCGGGACGATCCCGCCGAACTCCGTGCTGGGGGCTTACGTCCTTGTCGCGGCGACGGTCGGGTTCACGGTCGCGGCGGTGATCCTGGTCGAGACGTTCCGGGCAACCGGCGTCATCGGAACGGCGCTGAATTACTTGCTCGAAGGCGATAGCGTGGGGACGGGGACATTCGGGTAAGTCTAACCAAAGGTGCAAGCATGCTGGTAACTGGACAACGGGTAAAGTATCTGAAACTGACTCAGGAGATGATGGTCGGGCTTCTGAGTCTGAACGGGCAGGCCGTGACCGCGAGCGGCTTCCCACCCGGCGCGAAGATCGCCGGCCACGCTTACGACGATGAAGACGATAACATTGTTTTCATCATCGAACATCCGGACTTCCCCGAAGTCAGCACGCCCGACGACATGGAGGAAGTGGTTGTATCGTTCGTTGTGAAAGAGAGCGCGTAAAAATGGGACTCCGCTCGACGCTCAGCAACCTCTGGAATCGCCTTACGGGGCGGGGCAACAAGCCCGGATCGCCGTGGAACCGAGACAAGCCGTTGCCATCTGGCGGCAGCGAGGAGCCGGGCGATCGGGGCGGCTGGGTCGTACCCGGCTCGTCGGCCATCGCCAAGATGATGTGGGAGCGGAGCTACGGCAAACAGGACCGGCGTGAGGACGTTGGCACGGTCTACTTGGTGTTTCAGAAAGGGAAAGGAAAATCCTACGGCTATCCCTACGTCCCGTGGTCCGTGTGGAATGACGGGCTGAAATCGCCGTCCAAAGGCAAGTGGCATCACTACGTTCTACAGCCGGGATATTCGCTCAATCGTTAATTCAAACAAGGTGCAAAATGGAGACGTTGACGGTACGCGAAGGGGACAAGGAAATCACGCTGAAATTCGACATGCTCACCATCGAGCACGAGGACGAATGGACGGACTGGCTGCGACTGAAGCTGCGGAAGGAAGTCATGGACGATGCCCGCGCGATGGGGCTGACGGGCAAGGAACTCGCCGAGTACTGTGCGCCGATGAACGTGGCGACGGCGAATACGAAATGCAGTTTCCAAACGGAAATGGGACTCGCGAACATGCAGACGCACGCGGGGGTCGAGAAGATCCTGAGCATGGCGAGCCGCAAGCATCACCCGACGCCGGGGATTCCCGAAGAGGTAATCCGCCGCGTGGTCAAAGAGCAGACAAAGGAAGCCGTGCGAGTGGCGAGCGAATGCCTGCCGTTCAAAAAGGATGAGGACGACGGCGAAAAAAAAGTCAATGGCCCGACGGCTGGCCCAACCTAACGACGTTGGAGATCCGGAGACTCCTCGGACACCAGGACGGTCTGCGGATGCTGAAGCGCGACATGAACGAGTTATCGCGGCATGACGTTTTCGAGATTTACCTTCGCCCGCGCGACCCGGACCCGAACGAAATTGCACCGGACTCGCCGCAAACGTGGACGTTCCGCGAACGGGCGTTCCACAACCTTCAGGCGGGCGGGCTGACGTGGCTGGAATCTGAACACGAATGGCAACGGCACACGGATAAATGACATGGCGTTCCCGACAGCAACTATCGTCAAGCCCGCGCCGACTCAAGGGCCGGAGCAAGTGCAGCCGCCCGCGGCGTCTGGCGGCGGCGGGGGCGACGTGTTCAGCCAAGTGGCGAACAAGGTCAAAGAAATGGTGATGGGCGTCGTCAACGCCTTCAAGGAAGGATTTCAGCAAATGAAGTCCATCGTCATGGAAACCGTTGGCGCGTTTCGCCCGTTCGAGATCGAGAAATTCGGGCGTGCCGTAAAGGATTTGCAAGCGGTGTTCGGAGAAATCTTCCTGCCAATCCTGCAGAAAGTGACGGTAACAGTTCGACAGATTGCCGACTTTTTCTATTCGCTCCCCGATTCGTTCAAGAGCATGATTCGCGTGGGTGCGGAGATCATCCTCGTGATCGGCGGGATCGTGACAGCAATTACGGCAATCGCGGCCGCCGCTGCGCCATTTGTGGCGTTTGGCGGCGTGCTGTTCCAGGTCGTGGGGATCGCCACGGTGGGGGTTGCGATTTTCTCGCGCACGGCCAACGCCTTCAAACTGTTCACCGACGCCATCGCGTTCGGCGAGCGGGCCATCATGTACGTTTACAACAGTGTTGTGGGGCTGTTCAAGGGTTTAGAAGCGGCGCTCGGCGGGCCGCTCAATGAACTCGGCGGGGCGTTCGACGAACTGCTTGTCGCAATCGAGCCGCTGGCACGCGGGTTTATCGACCTCGTGGTTGATGGGATCGTGATGGCGTTCAGTATCGCAATTCCTGTTATTAAAGCATTCATTGAAGCGATAACGTGGATGGTGAAACAAATTGCGGATATGGCGAAGTTTCTCGGCGCAACGTTCGAGCTTGATGCGTTTCCGGCACAAGGCGGGGCGAAGAAATCGGCGTTCGGACTCGGGCAGCACGGGGGCAGCGTTACCGACCCGCTGAGCGCGGCGAAACGGATTCAGGAACAGATTTTCAAGAACGCTGGGAGCGGCAAGGAAACCCCGGAATCGAATATCAAACAGACCGCCGACAACACGAAACGAACTGCCGATATTTTGGACGATATGAACAAGAAAAACAAAAAACCGGCGGACGATATGAATATGGCCCCATTCTTCTTCCCGCAATTTATTCCGTAAAGGGATGATCCCGTGCCTGGACTCAACGACAAAATGCTGCCGTACCCGCCGGATGTTGGCGGGTTGCTCTCCCCGACGTGGCCGACGCCAGCCGTTGGACAGGAGCCGCATTATTACAAGCCGTTGCCGAACGAGATCGGTGGGCAATTCGATCGCGCTTCAGGAAACTCCGTCATCATCCCGCGGATCGTCGGCGCGGAGAACTTCAAGAATGAGGTGGCTCGCATCATCGGCTGGGGGGAACCCGGCGGGCTTGCCGGCACGATCAAACGCACGCTCGCAGTCGGCGACGGGCAGGGGCTGGGCATGATCGCGCGGCGAATCGTGGGGGCGCGATTCATCGGCGATACGGGCGTAATCCCCGAACCCGCCGACGCGAGCAATTACCCGCAGGGCAGACTTCGCCAACCTCAAGCATGGTGGAATTACGATGGGGGAGATTTCCCGAACATCAATCAAACCGCGTTCAAGCAAAAGCGATACGTTCGGCTTGACGTGGAATACTATCATCCGCCGTATCGGATATTTGCGGATTTCACGTCGCCGGGCGATGCCGTTGACCCCGGCGAGCGCTCGCGGTTCTGCTGGTCGGAAGTCCAGCCCGCGATGGAGTACAACACGTCCGACGCGATCGTGCTGTTGTGGCAACCGGCGCGCGGCGTGAACGCGGGGGAAGCGGCTCCGATTCAGGCGGGTGTCCCTATCGCCTATGGTGGTGGTGTCGGGCTGCCGCGGCCTACGGGCGAACTCGTGATCCATTGGGAGCGGGTTCCGGTTCAAGTCATGGTACAATTGGTTGCAAAATATTTCAACAATTGCTATGCCGGGCGAGTTAATAATGCGACTTTCACAGCACCTTTTTATGATTCTACGATTAATTTTGTGGCTGAAACTCTGATGTTTATGAATGTGAACCCGCAATTGCGGTTTTCACCATACGGGCCGATTGAATACGATTTGGATTTGCATTTTCAGATTCGCACGAATCCGGCGAATCCAAGTTTAGGTTGGAATTATTTCCAGGAGCCGAAGTCGGGGAAATATCAACGGGTATGCCGCGACGACGGGCCGGGGCCAGCGTTCAAAGTGCCGAATGCGCCGCCCGTGTTTACTTCGTTTGATTTTTCGCAATTGTTTCGCACTGATAAAGACAATGCGCCCCCGCCGGTTTGACCTATGGCCGATCAAGTTGACATGCCGCGCCCCGGCGAACCGATCTCGCTCACCGAACTGCGCCGCATGGGCAGGATCGCGAGCGCCGACGCCGCCACGCTCGGCAGCGCGGGCCAGCAGAGCTTCCGCTCGATCACGGGCAGCGGCATCGTCGGCAAGGCACGACAAGTGTTTCTGATTCGACTGACGGACGTAAACGACGACATCGGCAAGGGGATTGTCCCGTCCTATTCGTGGGATGAGGTCATCAAGCAGCAGGATCAGATTGTTGTGCCGTCGCCGAATCGCGGCCACACGTTCGATATGTTCCCAGCGCTCGACATTAACAACAACGCCGACGCGATCCTTGACCGCGTGTACGCCGCGTGGTTGTCTCAGGACGGGCTGAGTGTGCAATTCGACGCGGGATGTTGCACCAATCAGCCAGAGCCCGCGGATAGCTGCTGCCATTGCCTGTACGATCCGTATTGCTTCAAATCCGTGCCGTACCTGTTTGAATCCATCGTGACGGGGTTCTCTTCATCCGGCGGCGGAACGTGGGGAGACTTCAACGCAACGCATTGGTTCGCGGCTCAGCCGGAAGAACAGCACAACAACACAATCGGATCGTTTTCATGGATCAATCCTACAGGGCTGCCCGCCGGGAACTACGATTGGCTTCGCGCGCCCGATGCGATCGACTACCTTTTTAAAAATGCCGTTCCATACAAGGCCGTCGGACTGCGGCGAAAGGGCAACCTCGGCAAGGGTCGCGGCGGCGTACTTCTGACCGGAGATACGTTCGGCGCTCCGGCAAAAACGGTGGTGTATTTCTACAACTCCGGTTTCGAGACTGGAATCGCTGTCTATTCGTCGCCGCTGCCCTTATGCAGCGGTGGCCCGCTGACTCTGACCTACGATACAGTATTATCATCGGCGCTGCCCGGAACCGTGACAAAGCCCGCGTCAATCAGTCTGAGTATTGCAGGTACGGCCCCTTGCCAACCGCCCGCGTGCGCTGGCATCAATCCGGGTTGCGGGACTCGTGGCATATTCCTTTACTCCGGCGTGACGGACGCTGCCAAACTATGGCGGACGAACGGCGGCCAGTTCACTCATACGCCAATGATTCTTTACCCCGTCAGCCCGTGTATCTGGGAAGGGTATTACTGGGACAATTCCGCGATCAATCCCGACATCGGGCGTCTGAGTTGCCGTCTGACGTATTTGGGCGGTACGGTATGGCAGGCGGATATGTGGGAAAATGTTCAATTCGGGACAATCATGGCGACATTCCAGGGCGCGGTAACGGCCCCGTGTGACCCGAATTCGGCGAAGACAATTCCCCGAACGGTTGATTACACCGGGAACGTTGACACGCCGACGACTTTCACCTTCTACTAACCATGACCCCCGAACAAGCAAAGCGAGCGGTAGACGAACGGTTGCGAGGGCGACGGGCCGCCGAACCCGCCGAACCGTCGCGCCCGACGTGCAAGGAGCTCGGCCCGGTTTTGCGCCCGACGGAATTGAAAGCCTACGGGTTTGAGATACGGTCGTGTGGGTGTCTAGGAAAAATCCGTGTGTGCGGGCTGCACGACTTTTGCACAACTGCCGAGCCGTACAAGGAAACCCATTGTTGCGAAACGTGTAACGAACACACGGAGATCGGCGCGGAGTGAGGGAGCGCTACTTCCCCGTGAACTCTTCGCATTTTTTAAGAGTGGCATTTGTTAATATGACGTTCAAACATTCAGGCGTGGGGCGGTGAAAATACGTATCTTCATATGCCGCGGCTGAGAACCGCACGTGATTCGGGTTAGCCTCACTAAACGGGATTTGTTTCAGAGTTTTTTTCGCGACGTCGCTCGCACCTTTGGTGGTGAGATAAATGCGAATGCCGGATTTTTCGTCGGGGTCGCTGCAAAAGTAAACCCCCGAACCTTCATCGTAGAATTTCGCATACCCCACCCAATCCGTGATCCCGTTCGCTGCGATCTCCTTTTTCACCTTCTCGCACCATGCCTTTTCATCCTTCGCCAGTTCGTCCTGCGCTTCTTTGCGGGCCAGCGCGTTTTTGATCTTCGGCAGTTCGGCCCAACGCGCGTCGATCTTTTTGAGTTCGGACAGAATTTCGGCCTGGAACTTGGACGGCGGGTTGAGTTCCTTTTTCGTCGGCTGGGCGACGACGAACATCGGGCAGACGATGGCGAGAATGATGGCGAAACGCATGGGGTGGCTCCTTACTCGGATAGACGCGAAACACCGGATATTTTTCGCGCCGCCACGCGAACGGCAATAGAGAAATCTATTATAATGACATTTATGGGTAGAAAAGTATAATTAACGGACTTTTTTAGACACGATTTGATTGACAAACCGCGCGAAATTGTTTAGTTTGATTTCATTCGACTGACTCTGGGCGAATGGATAGGACACACTCGCATGAAAACCTTCCGCTACCTCCGCTGTCTCTGCCTGCATCGCGCCGCGTGGTTCCGCGTGTTCACGGGCGCGGAGTGGGAAGAGTGGGTCTGCAATCGGTGCAAGGCACAATGGTATCGACACCGATGATCGTCGCCGTCGTCCTCATCGTGTTCCTTCTCGCCGTGCGGCTTGCCGTGCTGTGGGTCGCGGCACTGTTTCAGCTTGGCGTGTTCGCGAAGGAATTCGCTGATGTTGGACATTACGACGGGATGATGATGACTCCTTCGTTACGCGCGAAGGTGCTGTATCTGCGGGAGCAAGATCGGAGGGACGCAGCATGAGCGAATGGCAACCGATTGAGACTGCGCCGAAAGATGGAGAGACGCCGGTACTGACATGGTATCCGAAGGCGTATCAAGGAAAAGGCGGTCATTACGTTATGCTCTGGCAGGATGGGAAATGGTGGGCGATTCCGGGAGCGTTCGAGTTGAAGCCAACGCACTGGATGCCGCTCCCCTCGCCGCCGTCTACGGAGTCCGCAGCATGACCGACGCGCTCGCCTGGTGGTTGATCGAAATATCGCTCGCGGCGTTGCCGTGGCTGGCGTGGGAACTTTTCAAAGGAGAATAAAACCGTGAATCGCATTCGTCTTTTCGCAATCGCAACGTGCGTGTTTGGGCTGTGGCAGTTCCCCGGCGTGACGAGGGCGCAGAACGTGGGTAGCTGCCCATGCAAGGCCGATGGAAGCCCATGCCTTTGCGTCCCGGCTTCACGCTGTCCGAATTGCCCCGTGACGCATCACGCGACGCAGTTCGTTACCATCGCCGTGGACCCGCTGGACGCCAAGATCGCCCGACTGCGTGCGGAACTCGCGGCCCTGCGCGGCGAGACGATTGCGGCCCCGGTTGTCGCGCGGGGCCATTGGGAGAAGCGGTGCAACGGCGTGTCCTGTTCGATGGTATGGGTCGCGGACGCGGGCTTTGCGGTAAGTACACCGCCGGTCGCGTCGGCCACGGTGACGGCGACTGTGACGAGCGCATGCCCGACGGCTGCGGTCGCGACGGGGCCAGTGCGGGCGTTCTTCGCGGCGCGGCCGGTCGTGGCGTGGTTCCAGAGTCGGCCGCGACTGTTCCATCGGTAATTTTCACATCGCCCTTCGCCCCATCCTTCCCCCTAACAACGAGACTCCCCTTTGAAACGAAATCTCTTCTCCCTGTTCGCCGTCCTCGCGTTCGGCAGCTTCGCGATCATGCTGGCCGGCGCTCAACCGCCTCCCGCGCAACCCGACCCCGCGAAAGTCGCCGAGGCCGCGAAGCTCGAAGCCGAAGTCGCCGCGGCGAAGGCCGCGAAAGCCGCGAAGGAAAACCCGCCCGCGCAACCGGAAACCGCCGAACCAGCCGGCAAGTTCGGGCGCATCAAGCCCAAGCAAATCGTCGAAGGCGACAAGTTCAAAGTGGTCGTTTCCCCGTCCGGCACGCGGCACGTCGTCCCGAAGCTCGCCGCGTACATGAAACCCGCGACAGTCGCACTCCCGACGACCGTGGATTATGCGACAAAGGCGATGGCGTCTATCGGACGCATGTACAAGAATGATTCACTGGGTGACTGCGTGATCGCGGGAAAGATGCACCAACTTGGCGTATGGTCCGCGAACGATTCGGATTCCGGCGGCGTTGTTCTCGCAACCGATGCCGAAGTCGTGAGTCAGTATCACTCAATCTGCGGGGCCGGCGATAACGGCTGCGTCATCACCGACGTTCTCGACACGATGAAATCGAAGGGCATGACGGCGGGCGGCAAGTCGTACAAGATCGACGGGTATGTGTCGATCGACAACACGAACGTCAATGAAGTCAAAACCGCGTTGTACCTGTTCGGCTCGTTGACGCTGGGGATCGACTTGCCCTCCGCGTGGGCCAATTCATCAAACAACGGAATCTGGGACACGACGAACACGGGCATCGTCGGCGGCCATGATGTACCCGCCGTTGGGTTTAACGATACGGGCGTGGTAATCGCGACGTGGGCGGGCTTACGCACGATTACCTGGAAAGCGTTCACGTCGAAAAAATGGATCACGGAACTCTACGCGCAACTGGCCCCGCTGTGGTACGGCAGCGACAAGCTCGCGCCGTGCGGCGTGGACGCGGTGACGCTGAAAACGGACCTCGACGCGCTGGGCGGCGGCACGATTCCGCCGGTCACTCCACCAGTTCCCCCGATTCCTGTTCCTGTTCCGCCAACGCCGGAACCGCCGCTCGTTGGCGACGTGACGCTAACCGCGGCCGAAGTCAAGGTATTGCAGGGCGTGTTCGCGAAGCTGGGCATCGGCGGCGGTGCGCCAGGCCCAACCGACCGCACCGAGCAATTTGCCGACGATACGACGATTCAGGACAAGATTTCCGCGGCGTTGGCCGAGAAGGACGCCGCCGACGGGACTCGCCACGCGGAGCGGTACGAACGACTCCGCAAGCGGCCGTTGGAACACAAGATTTTCATGCGAATGCTCGTCAGGGACATGAAGAAAACGGATGCGGGCAAAGCCCTCATGGCGCAGTACGACAGCGGGGCGCTGCCGCCGGGCTTCTTGGATAACCTCGCCAAGTTCCTGGCCGCGATTGCTCCGCTCATCATCGAAATCCTGAAGCTGTTCGGCATCGGCGGGGCGGCGTGGTGTCTGCCGTTTGGTATGCGGCGGCTACGCAATCAACTCCGCAACGCGGACTGGCCGACTAAGGCATAACCCTGGGGTTAGAATATTCTAACCCGGAATATCCCCTGAGCTAACCCCAGGGTTAGAATACTCCGCGGTAGAATATCCCGGCGGGTTAACCCAACGGCTAGAATATTCGGGGTTAGAATATTCTAGGGTTAACCCAGGGTTAGAATATTCTAGAAGTGGGTTAACCCGAATATTCCGCGTTTTTCATCGAGGATTCACGGGGTTAGGTTAGCACTGGGCTAGAATATTCTAGCTCAAGGTTAAATCAGAGCTAGAATATTTCGGGTTAGAACAGAATATCCCAGGGTTATGCTAGCCGGAATATTCTGGGTTAGTCCGGGGTTAACCCGAGGTTAGCCCAGGGTTAGCATGGGGCTAGTCCAGGGTTAGCACGGGATATTTCGGGGTTAGTTCAGGGCTAGTTCAGGGTAACCGTTCTTTCTCTCAACCGGAGGCATCGACAATGGACAAGACGAAACTAACCGCAGTCGTGAAAGCGACGATCGACGAACTGTTCGTCCAACTCGCGGCGAAGGCGGCGGGCCATCCGCTCGCGGCCCACGCGGTCGATTTCTTCAAGCGCGAGGCCGACAAGCTCGAAGCCGACGTGGTTGCGGAACTGGTGAACGAGTTTGCGCCGACGCCGTGAGTCTTCCCCAATCGCCCTAACCCTTAAACCGAAAGGAAAGTAATGGCACTGGCAAAACACCCGCACGGCTTCCCGATGCCGCATGAGGCAGCGGAAACAAAATCGACGCGGATTGGGAAAGACAATGGCGATGGGCCGAATTCAACGTCGGCTATCCCACGAATGGACGGCATCGGCAAAACGCTGGAAGAGGCGCGGCTGACGCTCGCAAATACAATCGCGGCAATTCGCGGGGCAGTTCCCGGCGATCCATTAAAAAAGGATGTGCCGTGCAGATCTCTCGAAACATCAATCGGCGAAGTGGAAAATCTCGCGCTGGAAGTGCGAGATATGGCACAAGAAATCCGCGACCGTATCGGCGAATGTGCGTGAACCCTCCCGCTTGGGTTACGGGCGGGGCCGCCGTTCGATGGAAGCACGGGCGGCGGTTTTAATGACTCCAAACCGAAAGGTGAACCTCGTGAAAAAGTGCATGAGATGCCACGGGCAGAAAACGATACCGGACCAAATGGAACGCATCACGGCGTTCTCATCGCGCGTTCTTAGTCGGATTCAATGTCCGGCGTGCAAAGGCACGGGCAAGGCCGAACCGAAGAAGACGGCCCAGCAACCGGCTGTCGCGTCGTCTTGAGCTTCGTCCGGAGGGGAGAGGCCGGGCGAAGGATGGCGGGCCGTCGTTTTGCAAGAGGGCGGCGGCTCGCCGAATTTCTGGGGGATGCAACCTATGCTCGCCGTCTCGATCGATTTCGCTTCCGGCATCATCGTCGGCTACGATGCGAACTCCGACACGTTCGGCCTGTTTGTGTCAGGGCCGCGCTCCGGCATCAGCGGCGAGGCCATCGGCCTGGATTTCTGCACGCAGGCCTTTGAAGGAGACCTCCGCACGCCGATGGATATTTCGCTGTTCGACGTGAACCACAACGGCCCCACGACCTGGGGGACGACGATTTCCGACATCCCCGGCGACAACGGGATTCTCTGCTATGTCCGCGCGAACATCCAGAAACAAGGCGAGACGACGGTATACGACCCGCCGGACCACGCACAATGCCACAAGATCAATTTGTTTCAAGACGGAACGTTTACCCGCGCCGCGGAACTCGGCAGCTATCCGGGGTAACGATGCGCGACGACTGGCTTTGCGCTGGGTGCGGGGCCGTGGCGCTGACGGCTATAATTGTGGCAATGGTCGATTACTATGTCGTCCAGCCGTGGCGGGAGCGGAAAGAGAACCGGCGGGCATTGGAGTTGCAACAGGAGGTTGAGGCGCGGCGGGCAACTTGCCCCGTGCCGATCAACCACGACCACGAGACGCAACTGGAATCCAGCGGGCCTCCCGCCGCGGCGAGTACGACGGAGATGCCCATAATCCCGGAACAGAAGTTCCACAGCGGGCCGAAGAACGACCACGATTTTTGAGGGACGGGATGCGACCGACTTTCGAGAGCGAACATTGCCAATTGTGGCTTGCGGATTGCCGCGACGTGCTGCCGTGTATTCCAGGTTTGGATTGCGTGATAACTGACCCACCGTTCGGCATCAACTACGCGAACCGACGCGGCGATATGGTCCCCAAGGTATTCGATGGAGCATTGAAGAACGACGAATCGCAAGAGGTAGGACAAGCGATCATTGACGAATGCTTCAAGCGTGAATGGCCCGTCTGCACGTTTGCCCACCATCGCAAGCCGTGGGCAGGAATCTGGCGTCAATGGCTCGTCTGGGACAAAGGGCCGGCAGTAGGCGGCGGCGGCGACTTGGCTACCTGCTGGAAGTTTACCTGGGAACTGATTCAGGTCGGTGGGTTCGGGAAGCTGAACGGACAACGGGATAGCGCGGTTCTGCGATATTGGATCGGCCAGACGAATATGCACGAACACCCGACACAAAAGCCGGTTGCCCTGATGACGTACCTCATTAAAAAACTGACCACGGCAAACGACGTTGTTGCCGATTTCTTCATGGGAAGCGGAACAACATTAGTATCGGCAATCAGGGCGGGGCGATGTGCGATTGGGGTTGAGTCAGACGAACGATACTTCGACATCGCCGTGAAGCGAATTCAAGAGGCCGAGGGCGTCGGCTCGTTGTTCGACCCGACCCACAAGCCCGAACCCGTCGATATGTTCGCCGGGTCAGTATGAGCCACGATTTTTGATCGTGCCGCCAAGACCGCGGCGAACCCTCACGGCGGGGACTATGGGGATATTGTCCTAACACTGAAGGGTGATGCAATGCCAGAGTCAACCCCGCCGCCCCTGCCGATTCACGCCGCCGCGCCCGTCGTCTCTCAGTCTATCACCGTGGAGGAATCCGCCGTGTCGCCGAACCCACAACCCCCACCACGCCGGCAGCGGCGCGACCCCGACGCGACCACGGCGATTTCGCAGCAACCCATTGACGCGAGTACCCATATCGCGCTGCCGAAGAACGACGGGCCACGCGGGTTCTGGGCCATGATCGCCGCCCAATCCCCCGCCGCGATTATCAATATCGTGGTCGTCGCTGTGGTGTTTTTCATGATTAACAGCAACTCGGCCCAGCAACGGCAGACGATGGATCTGAACAAGGACCAGCATCGCGACATGATGGACTACATCAAGGACAGTGCCAAATCCGACCGCGAGCGGCAGTCGTCCGACATTCACACGCTGATTAAGCCGATGGAGGATGTGGTTCGCGAGATGAAAGACGGGCGGACGGAGTTCCGCGACACGCAGCGGAAAAACGATGAGAAGTTCGACAAACAGTATGAAATGAACAGAGCGGCGCTCGAAGAAATCCGCAAGATCAAATCACCGTGATAGGGGGAAGCCATGCTCGCATTATTCTCTGACGCCCTGTTCTGGGGCTGGTCGATTCAGCAAGCCGCGATTGCCATTGTCGTGATCGCGGCCGTCGTCGCATTGGTCTATGTCGCGCTGCGTCAGTTCGGCGTCGCGATACCGGAATGGGTACAGCGATGTTTCTGGATCGTGGTGGTGTGCCTCGTGGTGATTTTCTGCATCAAGCTCGTTTTCAGTATGTGAGGCCACAATGAAAGACGGGAAGCCTGAAAACGTCCACGAAATGCGGGCGAATATGCTCAACCGCGAAATCAGTGCGCTGCAAGAAATGCTCGCGTTTCGTCGTGCGGAACTCAACAGCATTCAAGCCGAATGCCCGCACGGGAAAACGCGACCCAGCGTTTTTCAGACAATGAGCGAAACAGTTGTCATGGAATGCGAATATTGCGGAAAGACGCTGTGACCCCATGCGCGAACCCCGCCTCCCACCGCCCTCCGACCCGCACACCGGCGACATCGTGCGCACGAAGACCGGCGCGACCGGGCAAGTGCTGCGGCGCGAGGGGTATTTTTTGATCGTGATGATCGAGACGGCGGGCCGGTCGAAGCTCACCGTGGGCAAGGCCGAGCCGTTCGTCGCGGACTGTCTCACGGTGATTACGCCCGCGAAGTGATCCGAAACGCCAAACCTGAGAGGGGGTGATGCCGCAATGGGAATCTGGTGGCTACCAAAACCTTACTGGGGCTGTTCGTGCGGCTGGCAAGGGGCCGACTTGAAAAACGGCCCTAATGCCGTCGGTATCTGCCCGCAATGCTCTGCACGGGCCGGCAAACCGCCGGGGCCATGCCGACAGGAAACGAGTGTGATCCAACCGTCTCCGGCGAAAGCCGGTTCCCCGTAGTGCCACGCCATGCAGGTCGGCACTACCCGCGGCCGTGCGTTTCTGGCATAGGGACGCGCGGCCGTTTTCGTCTCGCGGGCCACGACGCGGGCGAATGGCATTCCGGGGTTACGTTTCGCGCTACGTCGCCGACCCACTCCCGACCAACTCCCCGGCACGAAACCGACAGAAAACGACGGGCCACTTCGCGAAAAACCCTTATTTTTCAGGCAGTAAAGCACACGGATTGCCCTTTGCGCGCGATCCCCGTGCGGGCAAACGACGTTTTACCCGTTCGCGCTACGTCGGGCGCTACGTTGCCGCTCATGCCAAATTGATTGCGTCGTTCAGCGTGGGGTCAAGGTCGGCGTAGAATTTCAACGTCGTCTTTATGTCAGAATGACGCATAAGGCGCTGCAAAATGTGCGCCGGCACGATCGGGGCGTACCTCGTGCCGAACGTGCGGCGGATGTCGTGGAGAGTGGCCTTCACGCCGACGGACGCGGCCAGCTTGATAAACTGCTGGGTCACGACGTCGGGCGTGGCAAGCGGGAACATCGGGCCGGACGGCTGACGAAGCGGTTTCAGAATCGCGGCCAGCTTGCGATGCAGCGGAATCCATTGGTCCGCGTTGCTCTTGTTGAACGCGGCGGGAATCCAAATCCGCTTCGCCGCGAAATCGACCCACGGGGCCGCCGTGTGCTGATCCCAGACGAGCGACAGCAATTCCGTCCGTCTCATCCCGCTATGCCATGCCGTCCACAGGAACGCCCGCCACACGTCCGACGGGGCCGCGTCCAGAATTGATGTAAACTGAATTAGAGAAATCGTACGCGGGCGCTTCGCGTGGTACTTCGGCAGCGTGATCTTCGGGCGTTTGGGAAGAAATCCCTGGTCTTCGGCCCATTGCAAGGCTGCGGCGAGGTACGCGAGTGAACCCGCAATCGTCGCCGTGGCTTGCTCGCGCGTGCGTAAACCCGCGATGAACCGCGAGACGGCCCGCTCGTCGGCGTCTGCGATGCGTTTGACGCCGCCATATTTCGCGAAGTGGCGCAACACCCGCTCGGCTTTAACCCGCGTGGCCGGGCGGTTGCCGGACAGTTTTTCCGCCGTGTATGCCGCGACGAAATCGGGCCACGACATTTTTGACGGCTCGGCGAACGTCCCGTGCCGTAACTCATACTCGAGGTCGCGGGCTTTTTGCTCCGCAGCGGTTCGATCCGACGTGCCGGCGGTGCGCGTGCGGCGTCTGCCGGTCGCGGGGTCTACCCACTGGAGCGCTAAATTGTCGCGGTCGGTGAATGCCTGAACCCAGACCGTGATTTTCGCGTGTGACATGGTGCGAAGTCCTTTCGCTGGCGACAGCGTGGCTATTGCGGGGCCGCGAGGAGCGCGTCAACGCGGGCGAGTATCTTTTGCGCTTCGGGTTCGGCGGCCATGTGAACCAAACCGCACCGCACCCACGGGCGGCACTCCGCCAGCATCGCCCGCAACGCGGCGTTTTCGGTTTCCAGTTTCAGGATCTTCACGCCAGACTTCATCGGCAGCATTTCGCGAATACCTAAATCAATGTCTGAGAGAATCTGCTGTGCCGCGTCAAGGTCGCGCCGCAACGCGGCGTTTTCGGCCGCGAGTCGGGCGAACTCTTCCACGGTCATTTCGCTCATTATTCACCCCAGCTCAAAACAGAATTACCCATTGTAATTCGCCCGTTGCGATTCGCGGCGGAATCGCGCGGGGCGGGGTTGACATCGGCGGAAACGACGCGCAAGGATACCTATACGCTTGTATATGTCATGCTGGCTTGGGCGGCCATAGGCCAGCATCTTCGGCCGCTTTCTTGAGATGGACCGCGACTTCCCAATTCACGGGCCGCGAATTTTGGCCAGCCAGCTTTTTTATGGCCGCATACAGGTCGGGGGCGATGCCGACTTGTACGCGGGGTTTGTGGCGACTGCCCTTCCGAGTGTCTTTTTTGGAGTTTGCCATGCTCTATTTATCGCGGACTGCCGAGAAAAAGTCAAGTGTATTTTGCCAACGGTATAGGTGCAAACAACTATTTTGCACTTTTTTTGCATTCCGCTATTGACAACCGCATGTCACCGGAGTAAATTGAAAGCGTAAGGATGAATGAACCACGAACCGGGAGCCGAACCATGTTGACCACCATCGCAATCGCCGCCAGCCTGATCGCCGTGACCGGAATCGTCCGCCTGATCGCCGAAGTCTGCCGCACGCCGAAGAACGTGTTCACCGGCAAGCCGTTGAAGTAACCCGCCCTTCCCCCAACCCTCGCCCGGAGCCTGACCATGTTGACCACCACCGCAATCCTGACCGCCGCCGTCCTGCTCGCCGCCTTCGCGACGCTGGCCTACCGCAAGACGATGGCGGCCATGAAGCACACGACGCGGCTGCACACCTGCGGCAAGTAACTTTCGGAACCCTGAACCCCTCGCCCCGGAGCCTCCCCCCATGTTCACCGAATTCCTTGCACGCATCGACGCTGCCGCCGAAGTCGCCGACGACGATTTCGACTGCGATTGGGACTCGCCCGGCTCGCCGCTGTCGTCCGACCCCGACGCGGAACTTGCCCGCGAATTCTACCTCGCGGCGAAAGCCGGCAAGCCGCTCGTGGTCGAACTTGCGCCGTGGTCGCAAGCCGACGAGGACCGCTGGCAGGCCGAGATGGACGCGGCCGACGCCGCACGCGAAGCGCACCGCGACGCGGCAACCGTGCCGGCGGCGGATGCGACGACGGACGATGACGCAGACTGTTTGATTCCGTTTTGATCCCCGACGTTCGCCCGTGATGGAGAATGAGAATGAGTATCCTGCGAATCACCACGCACGTTATCGACTGCGACGCCGACGGATGCGACGCCCGGTTCGGCGATCACGTTGAACTCTCGGCGGCATCCGTTTCGGCAATCGCCACACGGTACGGATGGGACCGCGACGGTGACAGGCATTACTGCCCCGCGTGTGTTGCCAAACAACGGGAATTGCAGCCGCCGAGATTCGACGCAACGGCTAAGGCCGTCGTGGTCGGGCTGCACCGCTAACCCCCGTTCGCCCGTCACCAGGGCCGCGCCCACCGGCCCGTTACGATTGGAGTGAGACGATGAGCGATGAAGCGAAGCCGCTGACCCCGAAAGAAGAAGCCGAACTCCGCGAAGACCTCACAGTCGCCGAAGATTCCGAATGGGGGACCGGCACGGTTAGCGCGTTGTTTGCGAGCCTCGACCGCGAGCGCGCGAAGTCGGCGGCGTTGCTGGCGGCGTGCGAGGCGGCGCTGGCGGGCTGCTGCGGTTGCGAGATGCAGCCGGGGAAGATTTACCCCGACATTGACCACGAACCGGAATGCCCCATCCCCGCCGTTCTCGCCGCCATCCGCCTCGCCCGCGAATCCTAACCCCCTACGGAGTGAATCGCAATGTTCGGACTGCTCTCGAAACTGAAAGCCGAGATCCAGGCTTGGATCGACCTATCCCAGCGCGGCCGCCGTCGGGCTGCCGAGATCATGGGCGTTGACGAGATTGACGCCGCGCCGCTCACCCCGGCAGAAGTCACGACGCTGTCGACGCCTGCGGCCGTCACGACCGCAGAGCCGACCACGGCACTCGACAAGCCCGCAAAGAAACCCCGGAGTGCGTGAGAATGTTCCCCTACCTCGCGGACCTGCGTGCGGAACTGGCGGCGTGGCTCGACCTAATCCGGCCGCGCGGACCACCAATGCCGCACGGACGCGAGGTACGATCGGACACGGAACAGACGAGATAGACCACATGCCCCCACACCCACCGGACCTGAACGCCGTTCTCCGCGACGCGGCGGTTGCACTGGCCGCGCTCTATCCGGGATGCCGGAATCTGCGGTTGACCGGCGAGACGTTCGACGGGCAGCCCTTGACGCTGCCCGTCCCGGCTGGCGTGTTCGTTCAGCACGGGGCCGCGATGGAGTTACCGCCCCGTCCGCTTGCCGAACCGGACCCCGAACGCGATATTCGGACGGAAATCGTGGACGTTCTGACGGACGCGGGGAAGCTGTTGACGGCGAAGGAAATCGCGGACGAGGTTGGGCAAGAGAACGATGCACAATTCCGCGCCTTACTGAGCGCGTTGGTGAAGTCGAAAACCATCGAAAACCACCGCCCCGGATATGGGGTGTCAAGCCCTGCCGACGTTTGAAAGTCTATGAGTTTGTCTTGAAAGTCTAAGGCAAAGTCTGGGGATAGTCTGCGCTTTTAGACAATCTAAAAGACTACAAATAGTCGGGGTTTTTGAATCATCGTGTAGACTTTCGCAAGACGAGTTTGGCGGCGTGGACGGTGACACGCAAGGGCGCACAACCCGCCCCAGTCGCGAGACAGTTGAGTACTCGCGACAGAATAAAGCTGTGGCCACAAGCAGCCGGTTCGACTCCGGCCCAAACTCATGCAGACGAATCGCCCGCGAGGAACCGACCGATGGCTACTAAGCAAACCGGATTCGACGAATTGCTTTTCGACCGCGTGAAGCAGTTGAAAGAGATTCAGGAACGGCTGTCGGACGCAATCCGAATCCGCGGCCGATTGCCGAATACGGCATGGGATAACCTCATCACCTTGAACAACGACCTGGCTTGGATGATCCTCCAAGCCGAGACCGAACACGCGGCTTTTTGAGGAACCGACCGATGGCACGCGACCGCGACCCATATATCGACGCCGTGGAAATCACGGGCTTCACGTTCTCCGCCCACTACATCGGCTTTGCGAGGCCGGCGGGCAAGGGCTGGATTGTGTACCGCAACGGCTGCCGCGAGGTCAAGGCCGTCACGTCGATGGGCGAAGCGAAAGCGCTGTTGCGGGCGTGGGGCGCGACCCGACTTGAGGATAGCCGCAATGAAGTCGCGGACGACGGGGCGATTCTCAAACTTGCGGAGAGCGCGTGATGGATGACCCCTGCCGCCACTGTTGCCAGTATCCCATCGGCCGCCCGCGTGGGCTTTGTTGGAAGTGCTTTTACACGCCGGGTGTCCGTGAACTATACCCGATTCTGCCCAACCCGAACCGTCGGCGGTCACGGCACTACGAACCGACGGAAGCCGAGTTGGACGCGATGATTGCCGAACAACTGCCGACCATGCCGCCGAACGATGAGGACGTTGAGTACCGCGTGAATCGAACGCGACGCCGAAAGGAGAGCGCGTAACCATGCCACGCCACCGCCGCCCGTGTACCTCCGTCTCCACGCTCATCGAGCCGACGCGCGTCTACGACGCGGCGGACCTTTGCACGATGTTCCGATGTTCGCGGGCGACGCTGGCCGCCGCGAAGCGTGAGGGCAAGCTGATCGCGTTCCAACCCGCGTTCGAGGATTTGTACCTTGGCTCCCGCGTGCTGGAATACATCGCGGCGTGTGAGGTGACGGCGGAAGAAGTTGCGAAGCGCACGGGCGGGCCGGGGCGGGTCGAGAATTTGGTGCAGAATCGAAAGGCGGGGTGAGACATGAGCGACGCAACACAGACACCCGACACCGCCGCCATCGTCGCCGAGACACGCGAGCAAATCGCCGCGCTCCACGAGTGGCGCGACGAGGAGCCGGCTGCTACCACGCCGGTTCCCGGATACCCGGCATTTGTGGAGTCAGTCGAATATCGCATTGACGGTAATATTGTCTCGGAAGCAGAATGGAACGCCGCTTGGTTTCCGGGTGCTACTGACGCCGAGCCGCCGCTCGAGCGCCTGCGCCGGCTCACGGGCGATTGCGATACCGCGGACCTGTGGCGAGACACCGGCTTCGAGACACCGACAGACGGGGACTAGGCTCGGAGCCGCGCCGCACCCGTCGCGACATAGGCAACCGCGGCGGTGTACCCTCGGGGCGTTGGTGGTACGGCGGGCGGTTCCGAGTCTTTGAAACAGTGAGCGACGTGCTACGAGTGCTTGATCTTGGGTACACCGAATGAGAAAGGCGGTTTGTTTTTTTCCTGAGACGCGATTATGGACCGTGCCGCCCAT